TTTTGAAAATTCTCATATAAATAGTAATAAAAATTTCAATATCCTTATCTTTTATATTATCACAATAACTATTAAAACTGTTAAAAATTTCATTATTATTTTCTTAATTTTAAGAATAACTTTTATCAATATTAAAAATTTCATTAGTTCTTCATTAAAATCTCTATCATTTACATTACTATTTTCCTTAATTTTTGAATTAATTTTTAATGTAATTTCAATATTACTTGTAATTTGACCTGTAAAATTACCTGTAAAATGACCTCTATCTTCACTAAAATCTACAATTTTTGCATCATTATTTTCCGTAATTTTTGAATGAATTTTTGAATTAATTGACCATATACCTATATATAGTAATAATATTACAAGTAATATTATTACAAATAATGAATATATAATATATATACAAATTCCAACTCGTAATTCAGAAACTATATCAAATAATCACGTAATTAATAACGAATTTAATAACGAAAAAATTAGTTCAAAAATTAGTGATTTTAGTAGTGCAACTAGTCAAGATACTAATGTCGCCAAAATTGATTCTTTTGGTGGGAAAACTGGTAATGCAAAAAATGGTAAACTTTGAAGAGCTTTTAATAGGGATTTTATTAGTTTTAACTTGTGTACTCCCGGTGGGAGAGCAGGTTGGACGCCCACTCGTGAGGTCTTGCAATCGCTAATACTGTAATTACTATTAGACTTATTGATAATTCTGCTTCTGATAGTGATAATTTTATTAATTCAGTTTGAAATTTATTTAGATTTGCTTGCATGGGATAAGATTATATTATATATTTGTACTCGTAGTTATAATAATGTAAATCCTAAACAAAGTAAAACTATGGAAAGAAAAATTGCATTTAGTCCTCGTGGTAACAAAGTTCTTCTTCGTGCAGATTTTGAAGTATCTACTCTTAATATTCTTAATAACGAGGAGATTAATAAGATTCCAGCTAAGGCTTATACTGTTATGGCTGTTGCCGAAAATGTCAAAGGTCTTAATGTTGGAGATAAAGTAAAACTGGAAAACGGTTGTATTCCTACTCTTATTCAAATGCCGGGCGATACTCAAACGCTTGCAGCTAAACAGAAAGTTCACCGTGAAGGTAAATCTATTATTGGTGTTGGAACTGTTAAGTTTAGTGAGTTTGTTCTTGTAGATGAATATTCTATCGTAGGTGTTTGGATTGAATCTCCTGCCGTTAATAATTAAACTATGCTCAATCCTTTTGTTTATGATAAGTTAGTTCCTTTCGTAGATGAACGTATTGAAAAACATCTTAAACCTTATGTTCTTCGACGACCTGCTTCTTATAAACGAAGTGTTGCAGCTTGGGAAAAGTTAAGACCTGACCAAAAGGCGAAAGTATTAGAGTTATTAGAAAGAACACAAAAGGATAGTGTTGCCAAAGCTATGATGCGAGGAGATGAAGTTGTCAGTGTTCCTCGTGTTGGTAGATTTGAATACAGTCCAGCTAAGTTCTTTAAGAAAACTCATGCTGAGGAACTTGAAGGTTTAAGTCGAGAGGAACGTAAAGCAAAGATTATTGCTTATCATATTGCTAATCGTCGTAGACGTAGAACTGCCGAAGAAGATGGGAAGAAAATGCGTTTCAGAAAAGATTTTGCCAAAGGGTAGAATACTGTACTTTAATGAAGAGGAACATAAGTACACAGATGATTTAGGTAATGGTTACATATCTGTTACTACTCTTATTGGTAAATATACACAAGAATTTAAGAAAGAAGAAATTGCCGCAGCGTGTGAACGTATAGGTAAGAATCCTCGACATCCAAAATATCAAAAATATAAAGGTAAAACTAAGAAACAAATTCTTTGGGAATGGGAACAAGAAACTATTAAGGCTTGTGATAAAGGAACAAAGAAACATAATTACCTTGAAATTGCTATTAAGACTTGTAACGGATATAAGCTGAACGCTAATGGTTTTATCAATGATAGAATCTATACGATAGATGATATTGTTGGTAGTCATAAATACGGTAAGCTTAATCTTGAATATTTTGTTAAGACTGGTATTCGAGAAAAGTATCCTGATATATTTAGTCTGATTGCTGCTCTTGTTACGAAAGGTTATCATATCTACGCTGAGATTGGTGTTTATGATAGCCAAAATCTTGTTTCCGGTCTTATTGATATTCTCTTAATTCGTGATAAGGAATTTATCATTTTAGACTGGAAAACTAATAAGGCTCCAATTAGATTTGAAAGTGGTTATTATGATAAGAAACTTGATGGTACACTTGATCTCAATAATTTTATTTATAAAGAGGAATATTTCGGTGCACCACTTGACCACCTCGCTGATAGTATAGGTAATCATTATGCAATGCAACTTTCTACTTATGCTAATCTTGTTGAGAGCTGGGGTTATAAAAATGTAGGAATTATTCTCTGTCATATTAGAACTATTCAGAATCAATTTCAAGACGAAAATGAAGAAGATGAGGAAGTCGTAGAAATGTATGATATGCCTTATCTTAAAAATGAAGTCGGAATGATGATTGCTGATTATTCAAGTAAACATATTTATAAAACTGCTAAAACACTTTTTTAAACTATGAAAGATAATCGTAAATATCGTTATCATTGTAAAGTCATAGATGTTAAGAATTCTGATTTTCGTGATGAAACTGCAAGGGTTCATGCTCTTGAACAACGTATAAACAAATGGCTTGATGATAATCCAAATATTAAGATAATTAGTGTTATTAGACATGAATATTGGTATGTTCAAATTATATATAAAGAATTTCAACAATTATGAAAACTATTAAGATTTATTATATAGATACTCGTGGTAAACTTGCAGTAAATCTTATTAGGATTTTTAATAGTAATTATCGTGGGCAACTATAAAATTTAGTTTGGACGATAGAAGTGTTATAAGTGATAATACAAATGGTGTCGCCAGTGGGCGTCCAACCCCCTCCCCCACCGGGTGAGGGTGCGGAGCACCCGAAAGGCCGAGCGGAGCGAGGCCCACACAAGTTACAAAAAGTATTACAAATATGAAAGCAACTAAGGAATCAAAATATAACGCATTATTTAATAAACTTATTGGTGTAAATGATTTACCAAATAGACTTATTGAAATTGCGAAAGATTTAGAATATCCTATATTTAGAAAAAATGATAGTTATCCTATTAATCTTAATATTTGGGGTATTCGTTCTAAAAGTACTTGTACTAAACATTATAACGATGTTATTGTAATGTTTTATGAACGAGATTTTAATGTTTGGGAATGTATGGTTTTTGAAGCTACTACTGACCCTTCGAATTTAAATCTTGAAAGTCCAGTTAATTCTAATGGATGTGCAATTCTTCGTGAAGGTTATCATCAAGGACTTTGGAAAATTGGTAAACATAAAGGTCAATATAAAGCCTTAGTTCAGGCTAATCCATGTCAAGTAATTCGTGATAATAATAAAGATGATAAGATTGATATTACCGATAATACTGACTTTGGTATGTTTGGTATTAATTTACATAGGGCGTCAAGCTGGAAAGTAAGTGATGAAATTGGTTTATATTCTGCTGGTTGTCAAGTTATCAAAGATGTTAATCAATGGAATGATATTATTATTCCTTTGTTTGATAAAGCAATTGGTAAAGGAACTCAATCTTATGTTCTTATTAATGAAATTGATTTAGATTTGTAAGCTATGAAAGATACAGTTCGATATATATTTTATATACTTTTAATTCTTGTGATTGGTGTTGGAGCCGCATATATTGGTAGAATAGTTAATCGCAAGTATTTAGGTATTGAAAGACATGATGAAACTATTAAAGAATTACGTGATAGTTTAAATAGTTTTATTAAAAAGTATGATAAGATTATTAATGAACAACAATTAGTTATTGATAGCCTTGTCGGAGTTAAACAGAAAACTATTACTATTTATGAGAAAGCTGAAAGTGATTTTAATGATAGTAATATCATTAGTGATGATTCCATTCTCCGCTATATCGCAAAAAAGATACAAGATTGATGGAGATACAGTTATAGTATTTACTCCTAAAGAAACTCGTAAACTTGCTATTAAACTTCTTGAAGGTGAAAAATATGAAAAACTATATCTTACTGCCAATGAAATTCAAAGGTTACAAGATAGCGTTATATCCTATCAATCTTATCATATTGCTATTCGTGATAGTCTTTTGGTTGTTTCTATTAATAGTCTTGATACGCTCAATACTAAACTAATTGATTATCAAGAACGTTATTTAACTGAACGTAAAAAGAAACGTCGTAATGGTTGGATAGCTGCTGGTTCAGTTGTTTTAAATATTGTATTAATAGGTCTTGCAAGTCAATGATATATGGTGCATGGTTTTAAAATAGAAAATGATAAACTTATTCTTGATGTAGAAGAGATACTTCAATATCCTATACTTCAACAGATTTATGCTCGTGATGATAGTAAAGATAAATCTTTTGCAGAAAAGGAATTTAGATTTATATTATATTTATCCGATAGAAAAGGTTATGTAACGAAAGCAGGACTTACTAAAAAAGAAGCTTATGCTTATGCTAAGTCTAATGCTGGTTTAGATGAATCTTATCTACCGGATAAAGTTGTTTTATCTGCTATTGAATTTGTAAAATCAAATCTTAATATTACAGCTGTTGAAGATTTAATTAATTCTACTATTAAATCTTTGAATCTTTCAAGTAAGTTAGTTCGTACATTAACTGATGGTATAGAAGATTTAATGTCGAAAGAACTTGAAATGAAAGATTTAGCTCTTTGTGAAGATACTCTTAAACAAATTATTAAAATTGCTAATGAAATTCCTGCACGAGTTGAAAGTCTTACTGAGCTTAATGATAAGTGGGATAAGATTGAAAAAGGTGTAACGTCAATTCGTGGTGGAGCTGAATATAGAGATAGCTATGACGGAACAAATGATAGAGCATCTAATGCTCCTAACGAAACAGAAACATTATCGTAAAGACAATCGTTATGGTTATGAAACTGGTCGAAGTCCGTTTATAGATTACATACTTGAAGATAAAGAAAGTTACAAACCTTTATCTTCAAGTATTTGTCGTTTTACTGGTAAACCTTGGATTGACAGAGATAACGATTTTCTTATAGGTGAAAGTGGTGGTGTACTTATGAAAATAGACTTTGTTTTCGTAGGTACTGAAATATTTAGTCGTGTTGCAGACTTTTATGAAAAACATGGATGTTATTGTCTTGAACCTGATGATAGTCCTAATGCCATAAAGTTTTGGCAACGTGAAATGGATAGACGAGTTAAAGGTGTCCAAGCATATTGTAAATTATACATTAAAGATATTCCTGCTTATTTAACAGCTAAATCTGATGCTGAACGTAAAGCTTTACTCCATAAAGTTCGTATAACTGGCGACCATTATAATTATCTTAACTATGGTCGTATCGAACGTGCTCCTAATGAAAAGGAACGTAAACAGTTAGATAAAGAGGGAAGATTTAAGGTTAATACTGTTGAAGGCTTTCCTCGATTTTGGGATGGAGATTATTGGAACTTTAAGATTGACGAGCTGATTGCTAACAATAGTTGTAACTTATGTAAGGCAAAAGCTCGTCGTAAAGGTTTTTCATATAAACGTGGTAGTCAAGCAGCTAATACTATTAACGCAAATAAGAATGTAACTGTTACACTTGCTGCCGACCAAATGGATTATTTAACTGAGAAAGGTGCTACATCTTATATGGTTAAAGTTAATCTTGATTGGTATGAAGATAAAACTTATTGGCGAAGAGGTTATCTAAGTGAGAACTTTGATAAAGGTATTGAACTTGGATATAAGAAATCAAAAGAAGGTCAAAAGGCTTTCGGATTTCGTAGTAAACTTTTAAGTGTTGCTATTGGTAAAAATGAAAGTGCCGCAGTAGGTAAGAAAGCTATTGAAACTGATTTTGAGGAAGCAGGTAAATGTCCTAATCTTCAAAAGGCATTAGATGTTATGATGTCTAATAGTGAATCAGGTGCAATGCGAATTGGTACTATTCGTGTATATGGTACGGGTGGTACAAAAGGTGCTAACTGGGAAGCTTTCAGTAATTGTTTTTATAATCCCGGAAAGAATGATATGCTTCCTATGGAAAATATCTGGGATGCTAATAGTAGACATGCTGTTTGTGGTTTCTTTTTTCCGCAGATATGGGATTATGAACCTTTTATAGAAGATGGTAATTCTTTACTGTTTGCTTCTTGGAAGGATGATTATGATAAGAAACGTGGTGCAGAAAAAGAGAAAGATGCTGGTGAATATAATATTTATGTAGGTCAACGTGCTAACAGTCCTAATGAGGCATTTACGAACACACAAGAGAACATTTTTCACAGTCCGGAACTTACTAATCATATTAACGCTATTAAATATGATAAGTCTAATCATTTTTATGAAGATGGTTGGTATATACTTGATGATGGACGTGTTAGATTTGTTACTAAACAGGAATGTATTGAACGAGCTATATTTGGTTCCGATAGATTCCATGAATATATAACTGATGTACCTCATAATTCAAAGACTGATGTTCATGGTTGTATAAGAGAGTTTTATTCTCCTATTCCAAATGATGGTAATCTTTATTTTATTTCTTATGACCCATATCGTGTAGATAAAAATAAAGAAGAAGTTAGTACAAAAAATTCACTTGCAAGTTTTCAAGTGTGGATGCGTACTAACAGTAAAACTCCTTACATGGGTAAACGACTTGTTGCTTCTTATTGTGGTCGTCTTGATACTATGGAAGCTGTCGATAAACTTGTTCTTTATGCTTGTTTACGTTGGAATTGTAAAGTTCTTTATGAGGCTGGTACTGGTGAACTTGTTACTAATTTCAAGAAATGGGGTTATAGAGATAAGTTATTAAAAGACCCAAGTAGTTATATTAATCGTAGTGTTGATGGCCCTCGTATTACAGGTTATGGTATTGTCATTGGTGATGGCGATATTAAGTTGGAAGGTATGCGCATGGTGCGGGATTTCTTATACGAAATTGTCGGAAAAACGTCCGACGATACACCAATATATAGATTTAATCAAATTTATGATATAAGTTTCTTATTAGAGTTAGATAGATTTATATTTGGGCGTAATGCAGACCGATTAAGTTCGGCTATTGTTGCAATGTTTGAATTTCGTAAAGATTCCCTTTTACTTGAACGAGAAGCTAACTCGAAAAGTAAAACTAATAACACTGGTCGTAAAGTTAATAGATTCCTAAAATGAGTGAACGTGATTTAAGAGCAACTCCACTTGTTATGCCTGACCAGCGTGCAAGTACTGCTACAAAACAAACGAAAGCTTGGTACATTCCTAATTGTAATTATTGGATTAATCTTGCTATTGGTCAGAATGATAAAACTGTTACACAGAAATTTCTCGATGCTGCTAATGGTTTAGTAGACCCTAAGACTTATGAATATGTTCTTCGGAATTATATTGATAAGGTTGGTGAGAAAGCTGTAATGTATGGTGAGATACGTGATGTAGATTTTCTTACTCCTATTAAAGAACGATATATGGGAGAATTTATTAATATGTTCTCTAATTATCAAGTATTTAATAATGACCCTTCTGTAACTCTTGCTCGCAATAAAGTTCTTGCTGATAAAGTAATGGCTTATTGTAATCAAGAAATTATTAATCGTCTTAATGAAGCAGGATTTAATACTGGTCAAAAGACAATTAAGCAAGGTGAACTTAACAATATTATTGAGGAAGTTCTTAACGATTGGATTGATGATGTAACTATTACAACTCAAAAACGTCTTGAACTTATCAATACTATTGTTGAAGCAAAAGACAAATATCAACAATGCTATTTCTATTGGTGGGCTTGTGAAGAGGTTTATACTTATCGAGAAGTTTATAAAGGTGATATTTATCTTCAAGTAATATCTCCTCTTGAATATTATCGTATTGAAAGTGGTCAGCGATATATCGAAGATGATGATGCAGGACTTCGTGTTTATCGAATGACTATTCCTCAAATTATTGATAGATTTCGTGATGAGCTTACAGATGCAGAAATGAATTATCTTAAAGATATTTATACTGTATCTCCTAAATATGATGCTCCTGATGGCATAGTTCAAATCTTCAATAAAACAGATTTTGCTGAACGTAAAGCTATCTTACATACTAACGCAGAAGCACTTCGTAGTGAAGCTCGATTATATGGTAAAGAAATTGATATTTATCATTACGTTTGGAAAACTGAAATTAAACAAGGTATTCTTAAACATCGAGATTTATTAGGAAATATCGTTGAAAGTGTTGTAGACGAGAATTATGAATTTGATACTTCTGCTGGTGATATTGAAATTGAATGGGAATGGATAAATCAAGTTTGGGAAGGTTGGCGTATTGGTGGATGCCATAGTGGTATTTATATTAAGCCGCGACCTATCGAAGTTCAACGTGAAAGGTTTAACAATTATAGTGATTGTAAATTACCTTATAATGGTATTGTAGGTTTACATAAAGATAATCTTCGTAATCCTATTCCTTTCCGTGTTTTACCTTATCTTGCTCTTTATCGTATTTATACTTTACAACAAGAACGTGCAGTAGCTAAGTTTAAGTCTTGGTTATTATTCCCTGAAAGTATTCTCGCTGATAGTAGCGATATGACTACCGAGGAACGTCTTGCTGTTGCGAATAAAGATAGTTTTTTACCGTTTGATGATTCTGATGCACAACCTAATGCTTTACAATCTATTCGAGAAGTAGCCACAAGTGCTATTACGAATTATATTCAAATGCTTGATAATCTTAAACAAGGTTTGAAAGCAGAAGCTTGGGAAGCAGCTAATATGAATAATGCTCGCTTTGGTGATGCCAAAGATTATGCTGGTAAGGCTGTTAATGAATCGAATTATTCTCAAGCAATGACCGGAAGTGTTTGGAGTCTTGAATGTTTTAATCTCTTCCGTGAACGTGATTATGTTGCAAATATTGATTACAGTAAGTTTGCTTGGATTGATGGTAAACGAGGTTCTTATGTAGACCCGACAACTAATAAAGTTGTTGTAGTTGATATTGATGGTTCTTCTGATTTCTCTGGTAATATTGGAATTTATATTCGTAATAATGCCGATGTTCAGAATAAGCTGAACATGATGAAAGAACTTGCATTTAGTGCAGGTCAGAATGACCAACTGGAAGTTGCTATTGAAGCTATTGAAAACAATAATATTACTTCTATTGCTAAGAATATTAAGAAAGCTATTCAAGCTCGTCGAGATTATGAACTTCAAATGCAACAAGTTCAACAACAAGCTCAAGCTGAAGTTGAACAAATTGTTAGTCAGCGTGAAGCAGCTAAACAAGAATTTGAAGCTCAACAAAATGCTCTTGATAGAGAACATGATGTTAATCTTGAAGTTCTTAAACAAGAAGGTGAAAAGGAGATTTGGAATATGCGACTTAAAGTCGATACCAATGGAAATGGTAATATAGATAAAAATGAAGCTATGGCTGCTCAATCTGGTTACACTGCTTCTGATGTTAATAGAATAAAGTTACAAAAAGAATTAAAGCAATGATGACCGAGAATTATCGACGGAGAGCAAGAGAACCTGCAAGATAATGCTACTATAATTATTGATAATATATTATATATGGTATATCTTTGTTCATGTAATAATATTCAACTATAAATAAATACTAATATGGCTGTTGAAAAAGTTGTTATACCTGATGATGAAACTCAGGAGCAAAAACAAGAACGTCTTCGTAAAGAATTAGAAGAACGTAAAGCTAAGGAAGCTAAAGAAGTTCAAGAAGCTGAAGAACGACGTAAAGCTGAAGAGGAAGCTGCTCGTAAGAAAGCTGAAGAAGAAGGTGATAAGGGTGGTTCTACTGGTAATGGTGAAGAAGAAACTGAATCGGAACAAGTAGAAATTGATGGTACTCTTTACACACTTGATGATAACGGAAACGCCGTAGATGATAACGGTGAAATTAAGTTCACAAAAGAACAGATTGATACAATGTCTGATGAAGAGCCTAATGAATTAGAAGGTGATTATATCGAAGCTATTTCAAAAGCCAGTGGCATTGTTATTAAAGATGAAAAAGGTGAACCTGTTAAGTTTGAACCTACGATTGAAGGTTTTGCTAAACGTGAAGCTGCTGTAAAAGCTCTTGGTGAACGGGAGGGTTTTGCAAAAGGTTTTAACGAATTTTTAGCTAACAATCCTGATATTGCAGCTCTTGTTGAATATAAGAGTAAGTTCGGTACAATCGAAGGTTATTCAGCAAATGTAGATTATAGCAAAGTTGAAATCAAAGATGATGATAACTTACTTGCTGATTTAATCTATAAAGCTGAAATTCAAAAAGGTACTTCCCCGGAACGTGCTAAACGAATTGTTGAGTTTGCAAAAGCAAATAATACTCTTAAAGATGATGCAACTGAAAGTCTTAACTGGTTGCGTAAAACTCAAGAGAGTGAGATTAAAGCAATTCGTGAACGTAAGGCCCAAGAAATGCAGGCTGAACTTGAAAAGGAAATTAAATACTTTGGTGTTTCTTATGAAGATGACGGTACTGTCAAAGTTCATAATGCACCGGGTAGTCTTTATGATTTAATTGTTGTTAAAGGTCAGATTGGAGAATACGCTCTTCCGAAAGAAGGTCTGAGAATTAAGACAACTGATGGTGAGAAACTTGTTTCTCGTCAAGAGTTATTTGATTATTTCTCTCGTCCTGTTCAAGAGATTAATGGAATGGTTTATAGTCAAGCGCAGATTGATGAAATTAATCGTCTTTCTAATCCTGCTGAATTGGCTATGCGATTTATTATGAATCTTGACGGTGGAGTTGACCAACTGATTAAAGCTGAACTTGCTAAAAAAGAAGTTAAACGTCTTCGTTCATTAGCAAGTAAGACTGGTAAAAACAATGGTAATCCCAGAGTTCAAAAGACTGCAAAGGATGATAAAATTGTTTTACCTATTAAATAAAGCAAATGTTCTTGCCTTATAATAATAACTTAACCAAAAATCTAATTTACAATGCGTGAAATTGGAACTGTGAAATTTGACTCGAATCAATATACAGATGCTAATATGCTTCTGAATTTTGATTTGATTGACCCTGTTAAACTTAATCGTAATCTTACTTATCTTTGGGGTAAGGATAGTGACAAGTATCCTCTTCTTACTCTTACTGAGGGTCAAGGTGCTGTTACAACAAAAGTTAAGCTGAATGGTGGTGATACTCAATATACTTGGGAAATTGCTCCTCGTCAGCGTGTTACTTCTCGTCTGAAAAAGCTGGTATCTGATAAAACTGCTATTCAGCCTTACGGAACTGTTGAGGTTGAAATGGAGGATAATTGGTTTATTTATCAGCACACGGCTATTGCTCCGTCTGGTATGCAATGGCGTATTCAGAATGAGGGTATTGCTACTTCGACTGGTGGATACGTTTATCGTTTTACCAATATGTCAGGTGCTCCTATCTCGGCTGATGCTGTTGCAAAAGACTTCATTAGTGGTGCTATTTGGGCATTAGGTGCTTCGACTATTCCGGGTAGCAAGTCTGACGGAAACCGCTCGAACAACCAATCGTTCAGCAAGGCAACCAATCAGTATGGTTACTATCGTTTCTCGAAAGAGATTGCTGGTAACATGGGTAATAAGGTTGTTAATATTGCGTTTGATACTGCATCCGGTGGTGAGCGTAGTCTGTGGATGCCTTACGAAATGAAGATGTGGGAAATCATGCGACGCGAGATGCTCGAAGAGGACTTGTGGTTCTCGGAGTACAACCGCGATTCGAATGGTATTATCCACTTAAAGGATGAGAAGACTGGTGAGGCAATTCCTCGTGGTGCTGGTGTTCTTGATATTCTCAAGGCCGTTGGTAATTATGAAACGTATTCTGTTCTGACACTTAATCGTTTCGACCGTATCATCACTCGTATCTTTGACAATCGTATTGATTCTACCGTTGAGGAACTTGTTCTTTATTGCGGTAAAGGTTTCGCACGAATGTTCAATGATGCTATCTATTATGATGCTCGTCTTAAGAATTACTTTGTAACTCTTGGTGATAACGAGATTAAGAGCGATGGTGAGATGATGTCTTATGGTAAGTATTTTAACCGTTATAAGATGTTTAATGGTAAGATTCTTACTGTTAAGATTGTTGATATGTTCGACCACGGTATTCGTGCTCGTCGTGACCGTGAAGCCGGTAATATGTATCAAGGTCTGCCTATTACTTCTTATAGTGCTGTATTCCTTGACCATACTATGGGTTCGAATGGTGAGCGTAATATTAAGTTTGTTTGTGAAGAGGGTCGTGAATATAAAGTAGGTGTCTATAAAGGTATGGCTGAACTGCCTGCTTCGTGGGGACTTGCAAGTGGTACTCAACTGTCGGATACGAAGGATATTGCTTCTTATGAAGTTCTTGGTTCGCAGGGTATCAATATTGATAATCCTACTACTTCGTTCTGGCTTGATTTAGCTCTGAACTAAACACCCAATTTGAGTAGTAATAATCGAAAGGTTATTACTACTCATTAACATATAAAAGATTGAATAACTTAAAATGTTAAAAATATGATTAAAGTTAATCGTTCAGTTCGTATTGAATGGAGGAACAATCCTTCTTCTTTTGAACTTCGGAATAAAGATGTTTTCAAAACTGACTTTCTTCGTCTTGGTTCTGCTATTCGTCCTGTTAATGAACTGCTGAGCCGTAGTGAGGAAATGCGAGTTCTTCTTCCTACTGTTGTTGGTGTATCTCCTATTGATAGTTCTTGGCAAGAACGAATCACTACATACTTAAATGATTTTCTTCTTGAGATTCCTGTTCATGGCTTAGAGTTCGATACTTCTTATGTTTTAGATTTAGGTAATCCTGCTCTGAAAAGTAATATCGACGAACTTATTGGTAAACTTAAAAAAGCTGATAAGATTAAGAATGAAACTGGTTCGGAACTTGAAGCTATTGTTCTGAAACGAATTAAGGAACTTGATGAAACGGAACTTTATAAGTATGTTACTTTTGTTAATATTCCCGATTATATTAGTTGGAGATATTGCCTTTTAAGTAGCAAAGTTGCTAATAAGGTTGAAGACATTAATAAGAGCGTCAATATTCAATTTTATCTTACTTCGGATAGTGAGCGTAAAGCACTCAAAGCTGCTCGGACGAAACTTCGCACTGATGCTCTCAAGAAATATACAGAACTTATTAATAATCCGAATAGCGCACTTATCGACAATGTTGTTGTATCGACAGGTAGCGTAGGTGATTATTCGGAATTTATGGCAATGACTGCCAATGATAAGCAATCTGTTCTTCTTGAACTTATTGACAGTGATCCGCAGAAGTTTATTAGTATTGTTGATGATAAACATCTGGAGATGAAAGCTAAGATTACTATTTATCTTTGGATGAATATTATTCGACAACTTCCGAATAGTTCTATCATTGTCGATGCTTCTAATCCGGAAAATGTTATTGGTAATAATATTAATGATGCTATCTCGTATTTCTCGAATGATAACAACAAAGGTATTGTTGCCGAGTGGAATGCGAAGTATCGTAGTTTGAAAGGTTAGTCATGTATGAAACGGTAAAAGAGTTACACATCGAAATAGAGCAACGAATACAGCAGATAACATCTAATAGACATCGGAGTATTGCTCCTCAGTTTATTGATATAATGCTGAATCGAGCTGCCGTTAAATATATACAAACTAAATCAAATAGGAAAACTAATTATAAAGGCGAAGGTCTTGAAGATAGTAAAAAACGTGTAGATGATATTCAATCATTAAAACGTGAAACTCCGTGGCTTAAACTTAAACGTGATAAGCAAGATGCGGATTATCCAAATAGAGCTTTCGTTATTCTTCCGGGTGATTATCTAAAACTTATTTCTTCTACTTCTCGATTAACTTATGGCAAAGCTCGACTTGTTGAGAATTTACATGAGGTCTATCCTGATGATGAAGTTAAGAATTTATATTATCATCTAATTGATTTGTCTAAAATTGCCTTAACTGGTGATGAATTTAATGGACAAATTATTGTTAATGGGAATGAGATTGATATTTCAGATATTCTTTCTCTTTATGATAGTGATTCAGATAAGATTGATTTGTATGAAATTGCAGGTTTAACTTGTGATAGATTACGTCAAGCTCTTTCTAATGAATATAATGTTTATTGGGAGAATCTAATTGGTCGTTATTATAAAGATTGTATTATTATTACTTCTAATGCAAAAGATAAAATTACATTAAAAGTTAATGATACAGACATTCCTGTTATTACTTATAATACTACTTATGACGAGTTCGTAAATGTAGGAAATAAGTTTTCTGAAAATGATTTAATTGCTACCGAAAATATTCGAGCTACTCTAAACAACTTCTATGGTAATAAAAATAGACATCTTAATCCAATAAGTGAACTTGTTGATGATAGGCTGTTTGTTTATTATGGTGATGATTTTTGTGTTGATGCGGTTAAGATTTCATATATTAAGAAGCCACGTCTTTTTAATATTGATATTAACCAAATGTCAGATATGGAAGTTACACCTGATTTCATAGATAGTGTAGTTAGCGATATTCTTCTTGTTCTTAAAGATGACAGTTTTAGTGCTGTTAAACAACAATCAAATTTAGAATAGAAAATGAAAAGTGTAATTGTCGCAAATGATTTTCTGACAACACTTGCTAATAATGATGTTAGCAAGTTGACTCGCGGACAAGCTGTTCTTCTTAATTCGGCTGGTAAAGTCGTTGCAGCTGCTTCGGATGTCAAGGATGACGAAATGTTGCAGTTTGTTCTTGGTCTTGGTGATGGCAAGGTTAAACGCGGCGTTTGGATTAATCCTAAGTGGTCGAAACAACATAAGGAAAAGTATCTTGCTCCTGCTGGTAAAACGTATAAGTTTACGAATCTCGTAGCTAATCGTGGTATTGGTTATCAAGGTTTCGATGCTGAGGTTATTATCTCGTGTAAGCCTATTAATTCTTTTGGTGGTTATCCTCTGGAAGTTTACAATGCCAGCGTAACTATCAACGGAATTGACGAAACAAGTGCAGATATTATTGCTCGTCTGAAAGTTGAGGTTGAAAAGACTTTAACTAAGATTAATGCTCGTTTTGGTGCTGATAGTATTACGATTGATGATTTCACCGAAGCAAGCGTTACGTTCACTGGCGCCGCAGGTTTTGAGTATTATGTGACGTTTGATGGTATTCTTCGTGCTACGCTTGAAGAGGGTGACGAGAATCAAACTCCGGTTGGTACTTATGACCAAGTTGCTAAACTTGAGAAAGAAGCAGATGTTGCCGGTGTAGGTTATAATCCTAATTTCAAGGAATATGACCGTGTTTATGGTGATATTTTTACAGCTACCGAGGGTGTTATGTATGACACTTATGTAATTACTTCTCGTGCTGATTTCACACATCCCTTTAATTTACATACAGAGGGTTTACAGGTTACTCAATTTATTGCTATTGACAATACCAAGAGTACTGCAATTACTGCACTTGAAGGGGTATTAGCACTCATTAAGTAAGAAATTGATTTGTTAAAAATGTAACCACAAGGATAACTCCTAATGCTATTAATTGTGGTGTTAGGAGTTATTCTCTTAATGATGCTAATGTTATGTGACAAGTGGGCGTGCAACCTCCTGCCCTACCGGGGAGCGAGGCCGCAGGCCGAGCCATACAAGTTGCACCATTATTATTATTAATCGTTATATAACAATAAATACGATTAGTATTATGATAAAGAGAATATGGAATAAAATAACTACTTTTTTAAGTGGTTATTATTCAGAACATAAAGACGATATTATTATTGGTTTCGTCATTGCTACTGTCGTAGGTATTTTATTTAAGGCTACTGTTGCTACTTGGTTTATGAGTTTATGGATTACATTAGCTTATCAAATCATTACTTGTGGTATTCAAGCTGCAAGAAAGAAAACAGTAACTGGTCTTAAAATTCATCCTATTATTAACTTTGTAGTTGGAGTATTTATTTCGTTATTGTTCTTGGTATGGCAGTAATTAATCTTCGAAATGTTGTAGCGCTCGGTGTACTTGAAGATGGTGTATATCCGAGTGTTTATAATGGCCAAACTGGAGAATATATTGGTACAGTAGATGGTGAAGGTGCTGGTGTTAAAACAGTTCCTACATTATATATGTACTATCGAAAGAACGGCCACCTATATTTATATAGGACAAAGGAGAGGATTGAAATAGACTTAACTAATGTAACTGCTTACGATAATAGTGCTCTATTTAAGCTAACTGAAAAATCTGATATTAGTTCTGCAAAGATTACCGAGTTTGAATCTCGAAATATTGATGTAGGACATTATGAATATAAAGTTCCGTGGGTTAAATCAACTCAACAGTATCTTTATATACTTGTACCGATTGTTCGTTCTATACATACAATTACAGTACAAGGTATCATAAGTAATCAGATATTCACTCTTACTGGTATTTATGTTCACGAGGGTAAATCTTGGTGGATTTATCGGACGAATGTAAAGACCAATTTTGATTTTAATGATGCTGTTAATGAGATTCTTGATGTTCAAGTATATGTTCGTGAGCTTACAACTGAGGACTTAAATCCTGTTGAACAACTTACAAAACTTTTATTTGAACATATTAATAATAAGTTTAATCCTCATGAGGTAACAAAAGAACAAGTTGGTCTTGGCAATGTCGATAACACTGCCGATATAGATAAACCTGTATCTCGACCTCAAAAAGAGTACATTGATGCTCTTGAAAATAGGGTTAAAGGTTGGTTCAAACAGTTGAATGTTTGGATTAACAATCATGTTGCAGAAGTTAATAAGAAGTTTCAAGATGTTTGGGCTGCTATAAACAAGAAACTTGATAAAGAAGATTACGAGAATGACAAAGATAATTTTAATGCTCATATTCGTAATTATGATAATCCTCATAGAGTTACTGCCGCACAAGTTGGTTTACCAACAGCGGCAAGTGATATTGAGAAATTAAAACAAAAAGCTCAAGAACTTCAAGGTTTGCTTATTAATAAGCAAGATAAAACTTCTGAAGAACTTGTTACTGATAACAAACGTATTGTAGATGCTATTAATGAGATTTATGGTATTGTTGTAGAACATAATAATCATGTTCGTAGCAACAGTATTAATCAAATTGAAGTTACAAGCGAAATTCCTACTACGTTTGAAGATGGTACACTTTGGATTCGTATTCCTCGAAATGAAGAAGATTATATAACAATTAAGATTGAAGCTGTTCCGGTTGATTCTACTATACGAATGATTAATTCGGAAGGTAAAAAATCAGCAGGTATTGGTAGTACAAGTCTTGAATGTTTAATTCAAAGTCGTTTACATTATATTGTAGAAAAAGAGAATTACATTACAAAAGATGTTTATGTCGATGTAGGTGTTGAAGATACGACAATTAACGTTGTTCTTACACCTAAAACTAAAAAGACATTAACTGTAAATGCAACTCCTGATAATGCTTTAATTATATTTACTGATAAACCTTCTAATGTAGTTATTGCTCAAGGTACTGGTACTCTTACATATGAAACTTATGACCCGCGTGATATTTTAATTCAAGTTGGTGCAAGTGGATATGAAACTTACGAAGAGCGTATTACGTTAGATGAGAATATAATTCGTGATATTACTCTTACAGCTCTACCAGTTGAACAAGGTGCTGTAAGTCTTACGGTAGTCGATAGCGAAACAAAGGCCAAAATAGCCGCATACGTCTATGATAAGGACACGGGTGGTATATTAGGTCAAGTCACAAAAGATACGCCGCTACAACTCACCGGAGATGTCAATACGAGCCGAATTTTGAGATTTGTTTCGTCGGGTTATATAGAGGTTGAACAACTGGTAACTTATGCAATTCCTACCGCAGAAGTTACTGTTGAAATGGATAAAGTTCCAGTTCAATCTGGTACTATCTATGCAACTGCTGTAAATACTGAATCTACTGCTTTAGACGGTGTTACGTTTGAGTATAAACTCAGTATTGAAAGTGATTGGAAACCTCTCAATAATGATGAATCGACTGCTGGTAAATCTGAGGCTGTTACAGCTCCAGTTGGAACAAGTGTTGATTTCCGAGCTTCTAAAACTGGTTATATAACTAACACTGGAACTGGTACGATTAATTCTACTGGTGAACATAGTGTTACTATTGTACTTGAAGAGTTACCGCCTGAACCCGAAGAGGTTTCTGTAACCATCAAGGCTTATGAAATTTATGATAGTAATAAACTTTATTTAGCTGCTGATATTAAAGAAATATCAAGTACTGGAACTACTGTTGGTACAACCAGACCTGATGAACCTTTGGTAATCACAAAGAATAAAGATAGTGTTATAACTTATTATGCTTTACCGTTATCTTCTGATTGGTATAATATTGGTAGTAAAGAAGTAGTATTTGATACTGATAAAACAGTTGAGATATTATGTCTTCGTAATAATAACGGCCTTATTAAAGTTCGTACACGGGATGCTTTAACTGGTTGCATGATTAGTGATACCATTTATGATGAAACTGGTAAAAAAATAGGTAACTGTGATTCATCAGAAGATGGTTATGTTAGTGAAGCTAATCCGATTGGTTTCGAACGTAATTATAAGACTTTAGGTGATACTCGTTATGAAGCTACTGAACCTGCATTGTTTATTGCAGCTAAACCTTCTGAAGCTGTTGTCAATTATATTGATTTACATCCGAAAGAAGGTCAAGATTATATAGCTCTTAAATTTGTAGATTCTGTTACTAAAGTTCCTATTACCTCAGGTATTAGTTGTTGGTTTACTTCTACTGTTAAAACTATTGTTACTGATTATCAAGGTATAGCTCATATTAGTGGTACTTATGATTCAAAGGTTGTAATTTTGGTTAGACGTGATGGCTACACTGAATATAATCAAAGTTATGATAATCTTGCAAATCATAGTGTTACAACTATTGAATTAGTACCTGAATCAGTATTTGAAAATGATGGTATTGATTATATGCAAATCGAAGGTGACGGTACTAAACATCCTATATTTAGGGTTGGTAATGTCGAATCTAATTAACGGTTTAATGATATGAAAGAATCAGTAATTCGCAAAGTATTTTGTGCCTTAAACTGGCCTCCGAAAACTGGTGCTTTTCAGAAGTTAATTACTTTTGTAGTTGAAGGTTTAGCCACTAAGGCTGAATCTTCAACTGTTCAACAATTACAAACAAAAGTAGAAATTCTTGAAAGTACTGTTAATACATTACAAGAAACTGTTACTACTTTAAGTGGTAAAGTAAGTACATTAGAGAGTAATTATACTTCTTTGGAAAGTCGTGTGACTGCTCTTGAAACACCACAAAGTTAATAAAATTCTACAACTATGGCACAACTTAATCTTCTTGAACGAGCTACGGAAGCTGTCGTAATGCTTAATGGTAATCGTCGGCAGGTTCTTGATATGTGGCTTAATGGTAAAAAAGTTTGGCCAATAGATGAACCTGTTGTAGAATTAGCTGTTGATAAAACTCTTGTTATTCTAAATAAAGATAATAATTATCATGATACCATAACTGTTTTCGCAAGTGATACAGCTGAATGGGAATTTGGTAATTAGTTTGTTATTATAGTTAATCAACCAAAAAAAAAACAATGGCAACTATTCCGAGTTATTTATCTTGGGTTCCTAAAACTGGTACTGGAAATGCACAGATTAAGATTAATTCTGCGAATCCTTATACTGGTCGTACAGATAGAAGCACTGCAATTTCCGGTAAGATTGTCGGAAAGACTAACACAGTTAGAGTCATAGTTACTGAAAAGGCTGCTGACGAATTTATCACTCCCGATGGTTTAACTATTAATGTTGCTAAAGGTGGTGAAACAATTCATGTAACTGGTAAGTCTAACTCGAAACTTCTTACGTTTACATGGAAAACTAACTTCGGTATTGCAAATATAACATCATTTAAGGTTAATAGTAGTACAACAGCTACATCTGGTACTGCTATTGCTGGTGACCCCGGTGCTACTGGAGAATATACTTATGATGTTACTGTTGTTGTATCGAAGAATGAAACTATCACAGCTCGTTCTGCAACTCTTGAAATCAAGGGTGAGGGTTCGACTGTTGTTAAAACTATTACTATTACTCAGGCTCTTGGTGACAGCTATCTGTATCTCAATTCGCAGGGTACAACTACTGCAACTGTTACTATTCCGAAGGGTGGTGGTGAGCAGACTCTGAAGATTCTGTCGAATGACGAATGGACGTTCGAGCCTGCTGAATAAATTAATTAATCATTTATGAGTGTTATCACTAATAAATGGAATGACGAGAGTGGAGATTCAATTAGTATTGAATCTCCCTCTTTTCAAGGAAATCAGACTGTTAAAATTTCATCACCTGTTCAAAAAGGTACTTCTAAGAGAAGTATGCAGTTTATTGGAAAGTGTAAAAAAGATTCCAGTAAACAAGTTATTCTTACTGTTGAACAAGAAGCATCTGTTTATACATATGATTTAATATTAAGTAGTGATAATACTGAAATTGCCGCAAAAGGTGGAACTGCAAATATTACAGCTGTACTTAAAACGTATCGTAATGGTAATTTAGTTAGTACAGATAATGTTACTCCAGTTCTATCAGGAAGTGCTACTGGATTTTCTATATCTGGTACTAAGGTTACTGCAAGCAATCGAACTACAACTGTTGGTAGTAGGAGAAGTATTGTTGTAACTGGTAAATATTCAAATACATTTGATGGTCAAACAGTATCATCAACTATTACTATTTATCAAGAAGCAAATGCTGTAATAGATGATAATTACGATGAACATCTTAGTTCTTATGGTACTCCTGAAATGGTTATTATATCTAATCTAATTACTGCTGCTGGAGGTACTGCACGTGCAGCTGGAGTAGTCAGAAATACTTATACTTATTATGATTTATATACATCTGGTAGTACAGTTCCTTATACAAGAACTAAAGCTGGTGTTTATAAAATCGAAATGATTAGTAATGGTAATAATAGATTTTCTATGGATGATACGTATTTGATTACACATTCATCTATGGGAGCTAATGTTACAACTGATACTGCTAAATTTAGATGTTATAATGAAAGTGATAGAACAAAATATGTAGATGACTCTATTTCTGTAAGTAATAGAATTGAATCATATAATTATGGTTCTTGGAATATTAGTATTTCTGCTAATCCTACTTCTCTTCCAGCAACCGGTGGTACTTCTACAATCACTTCGAGTTGTACTCGTTCTAAAACTCCTATTTATACATCAGGTTCAACTGGAATAGCAACAACTGAAAGTGCAACTCCTACATTAGCTTTAACAACTAATCCGGGAGGTTTTACATTAAGTGGTAATAAATTAACAGCAGCTAATAATCCTATTGGTGCAAAAACTGCTACTGTAACTGCAAGTTATTCTGGTGCTACTTCAAAGTCTGTAAGTGTGTCACAAGCAGCTGGGCCTGATGGTATTGGATATATGCAGATACAAGGTGATGGAACAAGTCATCCTATTTTTAGAGTAGGCGGTAACACGAGAAGTGTTGAACCTATGTCTATTAATGAAACCTCTGAAACTGCATCTGATGAAGATGTTAGTATATTTGCAAGCATTAAGAAATTTCTAACTAAATTTGTTTAAGTTATGACTAAAATAAATAAGCAGGCTCTTAAAGCATATTTCCAAACTGGAAAAATACCTACTCAATCTAATTTTGCTGATTTGATAGATAGTGTTATGAATATTCCCGATGGGGGGGGGATTCAACATTAGTTCTTGGTAATGGTGATAAAAACGGTGCTCCTTACGTAAATGGTTATAGATTTGTTAATAATAGGGATAGCAATACTTATTTAATTATCTCTTGTTGGGATAATGATTTAGGTGATAATGTTCCTGTTTTATTATTTTATTTTCCAACTGATAGTCCAAGTACTAATTCTGATACAATAACTTATCATGTTTTAACAAGTAGTGAAGTTATGGACATGTATCAAGAATTAGGTGGGACTTTTAATGCAGCATCTGATGACCAAGTTGTTGCAGCTATTAATTATTTAGCTTTAGATTGGTTTAAAATATTTAATAGATATAATAATAATCCTCCTGCACCGAGAGTTGTAACATACAGTAGTGGTAGTAAATACATTACTTGGTATGTTTATCCTGCAATTTTTAATAACAAATGGGTTATTGGTTATGCTTTGGAATGTACTATCGAAGGTGGCGCTGGTAGTACATATCAACATTTGATGGTTCAAGGTAATAATGTTGTTGAATTTAGTTATCCAGATAATGTTATTGTTGATAGATTACGTAATGGCACTTGGAACAAAAAACTTCTTTAATCTCTAATTATTATTAGAGATTAAACTATTATACAAATTCATTTAATTTCTAATAATTTTAGAGAAATGACACTTGCACAAATTAAAGCTCTATTCAAAACTGGAGCTATTCCTACACAAGCTGATTTTGAAAATTTGATAGACAAAATCCCTAATAGTGACAAATTCGGGGTGGGGGGGATGCTACATTAAACTTTGTTAACCCCAGTCATCCCAACGTACTTGGTTATAGATTTGTTACTATTGGTGATGAAGCATCTTATTTATTTATAGGTTTTTATGATGCAGCTAATGCTACATATTTACCTTATATAATTGTACATTGTAATACCGGTTAACCTTCTGAATATAGTAATACTCCGCCTGTTAAATATACTATTCTAACATCTGAAATGATAAAGAAAATGTTATTACAAGGTGGTGAATTACATTCAGCTACTGATGAAGTACTTGTAGGAGCAATTCCCTCAAATGCTAAGTGGAATTGGGTTGGCTGGTATCATTTATCTAATACACATAGAGTTATTGAAAATGACCTTGTAAAAGAACACTTTTTTATAACAACTGATGGTTCTACAAGAGCTTATTTCAAAGTAGTTTATACTGCTGAAAATGATACGTTCCCTATTGTTTCTGAAGCTATCAGAGTAGGAGTATCGCATGGTGCTATAACTATATATAATTATATTCTTACTTCTATTGCAAATATAACTGCTTATAAAGAAGAATTGTATGCTATTTTAGATTCAGCAGATTTAGAAACTACACAACTGTTGAATTTTATTAATAAATATATGAGAGATATTAACGTTAGAAATTAAAAGTTAAATTAAGTTTGATTTTTAGTTGTTATAAATAATCTATTTAATCCTAAATCAAGTACATCTTATGATTAATTTATTTGTAATACAAAAACAGTCAATCAAATTATGGCAACTAAAAGTCAGCTTAAACAATATTTTGAAACAGGTAAAATACCTACACAAGCTCAATTCGGTGATCTTATAGATTCTATATTTAATATTATTGGTTCACCTGATGGTAGTTTGAATATAAATGGTGATGAAAATAACATTAAACTTTCTATAAAGAATTATAGAAGTTTACATGGTATATATATGTCTCAATTATCTGTTAGTCTTCATTTATTTTTTAATAATGATATTAAAAATGGTACAAAACCAGTTCCAATATTTATCATATTTAGTACTGTAAATAATTTAATTAATTCTGTAAATGCTGATGTTAAGTATGCTGTTCCGAATGTTACCTTACTTAAAAGTATGACAGATGATAATTTGGATTATCTCACTGCAAGTTTGGATGTTATCATTCAAAGATTTAATGCTCTTAAAATTACATATTATAGTTTAGTACCTAAAGAAGAAGTAAAGAAACCTTCCATTGTAACAATTATATATACTGATTCTGATAATACTAATTATGTATATAATTGCATTATGGGTATGGGGGATATTAATTCTATAGTACCAATTTGTATTCATAGTCTTATTAAATTACACGATGTTGAAAATGATAATTATTCAGGTGCTATGTCTATTTTACAAAGATCTGTTTATAATAATATGACAGTAAGATCTGAATGGGAAAAGATAATGGAGTTACAAGGTTATGAAGATGGTTTAGTTATTGATAATAGCGGAGTTGCTGAAAATTTTATAAATACTATACATGCTAATTGTTATAAACAAATTCAAATAAAATAAAATCATGATTAAAGTCTATTGTAAATTCCTACCGTTCAAAGGATATTTATGTATGACTTTATTATGGTGGTTAGTAATTCGTACTGAATACAAAGATAAGATAACTCCTACTGTTGAACGACATGAATCTTGTCATAGTTATCAACAAGTAGTATTATTTATATTCAGTCTTATTGTAAGTATCATATTAAGTCTTACTACAAATTATTCTTGGTGGTGCTTATTATTAACTCCAATTATTCCTTTAATTGCTTACGTGATTAGTTGGATAATTGAAATCATATTACCTCCTTATAATCGAGCTTATAAAGATATTTGTTTTGAAGGTGAAGCAAGAGCTTTAGAAAGTGACCCGGATTATAAGAAGAAATTGTTTCCTTTTAGTTTCTTAAAATATATTCCAAATAAGAAATATGGAGGTCGTTAATTAAATGGATAAACTAATAAGTAATTTCGTTGAGTTATTTAACACGCATTTCGATTTATCTTTTATGCTTTGTGTGAATATACTAACGTATATTCTAATTAAAGTGATTGATGATTTAAATGGTGATAAAGTTGTTAGCACTTGGACTAAACGACTTGTTATGATTATAAGTTGTTTTGCAATTGCCGCAGGTTATAGAGCAGGAGGTTATGAAGAAACGGTTATTCTAATTAATTCTTCTGTTCTCGCACCAGTTGCTTGGAGTTGGATATTCAAACCTATTCTTAAAAAACTTGGTGTAGATTATAAACAAATTGATAAAACTAATAAAATGGATTAAGCTATGGCAAAAGTAACTCGTGGTGCTGGTACGGCTGGCATTAAATCTGGTGATGTTAAGAAGATTAAGAAAGGTTCTAAAAAGAAATAAAACATTATGGCAAACTTTAAGCACAAAGTGTTCTTATTAATTGCTAAATGGATACCCGTAGCTGTTGCTGCGGGTATTCTGATTAATAATACACTTGCAATGTTAGATGTCAAAGATGTAATATTAGATTTATTTGATATTACTGTTGGTAGTTCGTTAGCTTTCGTTATAATGATGTATGCTTGTAGTTATGTATTTAACTTTTGTTATTGGCATAAAATTGTTATAACTTATGACCTATTTGTGCTATCATATATTCTGCTAATTCGTTATACTAATATTGGTGAGTGTAGTGACGGTTTATTACTTACAATTCATTATATTCTTGCAGGTATATTTATAGCACTAATTTGGTATGTTAAGAAAAGGTGTAAAATTACTGATTAAAAAGATGGTGGATTATAAGAAAGCTCTTGTAGCAATTCTCGAAAATACTCTTGAGAATGTTAATGCTGGAAATACTAATATAACTGAGGAAGAAGCTTCTGTTATTATAGACCATCTTACAATGCTCAATAAAGGTGTAGCTACTGTTTCAAAAGCTTATGCTTGTGAACATGTTCTTCATATTACATCTAATAAATTTGATTATCTTGTCAGAAAAGGTATTATTCCTCACGGTCGTAAACGTTTGGGATTTAATGAACTTAGTTGGGTTCTTAAAGATTTAGATGAAGCTAAACGTTATTTGGCTAATAATAAAGATTAATAATCTTTTGCGCTTGTAAATCCCGTAATCTTAATAGGTTACGGGATTTTTCATATCCTTATGTTATTGGAGATATTAGTTGTAAGTTTGTAGTGTAGTCGATTACTCTATCATTTAATAACAAACAAACTAATATCAATAATTGTATGAAAATGATTGATACTGAAACTGGCCATGAGATGGTTGAAGTTTCTGGACATGACAAGAAAGAGTATGCTTCGAAAGGCGTTGCTGGTACTGGTCTTGGACTTGGTATTGCAGGTACGGCTTTATGGTTGTTAAGCGGTGGTCTTGGCGGTGGTTTATTCGGTAATCGAATGGGAGCAGCTGGTGCTGTCGCCGCAGGTGTTGAAAAGGAAGATAAGTGTGAACTTATTAATGGTATGTGGTCTCTTGCTTTTAATGGTCAAACGGCTCGTTGCAATGACCGTCATCAAATTGAAGCTGAAATGTTTGGTCTTTATAAGAGTCAGATTGATGCAGATTTTGGTCTGTACAAAAGTCAGCGTGATGGTTTTGATGTTACGAATGCTCGTGTTAGTGAACTTGAGAAAGAAGTTGCTGTTCTTCGTGCAACTCGTCCTTATCAGGATGCTCTTATTCAAGCAGCTATTACGCGAGTTGCTGAACAGGCTGATTTCAATCTGTTCCGTCGTACTTGCCGTATGATTACTGGTGAAGTTGTTCTTCCTAACACTCCGACTGTAACTGGTTATCCTGCTTATAATCCTTACTCGTGCCCTGCACAAAGTGCTCCGGCTCCTGCTAATTAATTTACTCTTTCAATTCGAGAAGTATTCCGATATAAAAATCGGAGTACTTCTCCTTTTAATTAAAATCTTACAACTATGAATGGCCCTACATTTAATATTGGATACGACCCAATTCTTTCAAATCCTTTTCCTCAAACGGTTGATTATAGTAAAGAAATAGATGAGAGAGTTCAGTATCTTCAAGCTATGAAAGAACGTATGTCAAATACGATTCAATATCCTAATAATCAAAATAACTCTCTTTGGTCTGCTATTGATTCTGAAATTGGTAGCTTAAATGATGAACAACGAAATATATTATTTAGTGATACTAAATATATCCAAATAGATAATCAATTAAAACAACTTGTTCAAGAAGCATTAATCAACTCTGTTAAAAATGTTATTGAACAATCACTAAATGGTAAAGAATTACTTACTCAACAACTTAATTATATTAAGTCAAGTAAGAATGCAATAGTAGCTGAATCTAATAGGAAACTTGAACTTTTTGAAAAGTTCCAAATTGCAGCTAAAGCAAATCCTAATTTAACATATAAAGAATTTTGTGAATCTATTAATAAATAAGTTATGATTAATAAAGATAATTTAATTGAAGAGATTCTGAAATTTATAAATAGTAAAATTGCAGATATTTCGAGTAGTAATCCTCTTTTTGATATTGTAGCCAAACCTTATTTATCTAAAATTGTAGATACTAATGTATCTAAATTAGATAAAGCTCTTTCATTAATTACTGATGAAAAAGGTATGGTTGATGGTGATGGATTACTTAATGATATGATTGATAGATTAATTGTATCAAAAGCTAACACTATTAATGGTGTAACTATTGGTGAAGGTTCTATAAAAGTAACTATTCCATTTATGAATAAAACTGTTATTTTTGATAAAGATGATTTTAATGAACTGAAAACTAATATTGAAAAATATGGAAAATCTGAATAAATTAATTGAACATTATAAACAAACTATTCGTATTGATTCTTCTAATGCTTGGGATTTAGTTTGTCATTTCAAAGAAGCTGTTTGTGAAAATACAGATATTGATGAAGAAGATTTATTCGAAATAATGAAAGATTTCCATGAACGTTTAGCTGGTAAACATTTTAATGAACCTTATGCTATATATCAAGTTTCTCAAATGTATCATACTAATAATAAAGGTGTTAAGATTGATACTCCTTTATTCAGTATTGAAAACGCTAAAAAGATATATGATAGGAGAATACGTCCTTTGAATAAGGATGTTACTATGTGGGATGTTTATGTAGCTCTTAATGCACAATATCACGATAATATTGATTTATATGAAAAATGGTTCTCAAATGCAAATGATAGTGAAATAGAAGAAAAGATTATTGAAGCTACTATTGCTAATTGGTTTGAGGATGAAGATGCAAGTAGTGATAAGGTTTGGGAATATTTTAGGGTTATTTAATGGGCTATTGTAATTTGTTTGGTAAGACGTGCTATTAGATTAGCACGTCTTTTTTCATGTAATTACGGCTGGAAATGGGGGATTTTAACGTATATTTGTTAGTAGCCCAATATAATATACCTATTAATATTAATCCTCTTATACGCCTATCTATGTTCGATTATACAGCTATTATAGTAGCTATAATAACATCCATAAGTACGATTGCTGGTATTTATCTAAAAGAATGGTTATTTCCTAAACGTAAAGAACAAAAACTTACTATTGAAAAAAGTAATTGTTATATAGAACTTGATAAGATATGTGCTTCTATTCGAGATACTATTCACGCTAATGCTGTTTATATTGCTTATTTTCATAATGGCGGTCATTTCATTAATGGTGTAGAAATGGATAAATACACTGTTGTTGGTGAAGATTATGATTGTTGTGTAGTATCTTATAAGAAATCTTTTAAGGATGTTCTTGTTAATAATTTTCCTTATTTATTTCATAATCTTCTTGTTAGAAATCGTCATTATTGTAATGATGTTAGTAAATATAAGTTTCAAGATAGATGTTATAAAGATGAACTTGAAAGTAGAGGTATGAAGTCTGCTTATACTTTTCTTATTAAAGACCCTATTAAAGAAACACCTATTGGTTTTATTTCTCTTGAATATAATATCGTAGAAGGATTTAATCCTGATGATGAAAAATATATTTGGAAAAAACAAAATACTATTGCTAATCTTTTGAATCTAAATAAGTAAGATATGGGAACACTTAATCAATATGCAGCTCGTATTGCAAACATGGTTAATCAACCTAATAATCACGAACTTAAAGAACGTGTTAAGGATATGATTAAAACTATGTTTGCAAATCGTATTCGACAAAGCATTGAGAAAAATGGAATAGATGATATTCTTAAACTTACTTTTATTGCTCCTGTTGAAGAGTTGAAATATAGTGATATTCTTCCTACTGAATATCGAGTTGCTAATAAAATTAGATTGTTAGGAACAAAGTACAAAGTTCCTACACCAGTGCGCATACAAAGTGATGCGCCTTTTGCGTTTGTAGGTGATACTGTTGGTAATGGATATATGTATGAGAGTTCTATTACATCTCTTAAACTACGTCAGAGTGGGCGTCCAACCTGCTCTCCCACCGGGTATCCACGAGCTTATATTATATTAAACGGTCATATAATTATTGCTGAAAAAGTTGGTACAAAAGATATTGATGATAGACGACCAATTAATGAAGTAATGATTACAGGTATATTTGAAAATCCTGATGAAGTTCTTTCGTTCTTTAAGAATGAAGATGGTCAAGATATTGAATTACCTTTACCTAATGATATGCTTGAAAGTATAATTCAAGAAATACTTAAAACTGAATTTGGTATTTATCCTCAAGATTTGGATATTAAAACAAATAATAATAATCCTACTATTGCTCAACGTGGCAATGGCCAAGATTAATATCATGTTTCTATCATTATGGTTGATAACGAATATTATTGGAGAGATTTTGTTAAAGAAGTTCAAATACAACTTAATTCTTTAATTAAACAATTACATCTTGCTTATGAACGACGCAATGATTGTATTTATAATATCAAAGATAATCTTGCTAAATATCAAGAAGTCGGTGTTGATGTTTCAGTAGTATTTGATATTAATAATCGTAGTAAGATTTATTTTAATAAGAAACAAGATACTCTACTTGGTACTAAACTAATGAGTTATATTCGTAGTTATAATTACTTAGTTTATGAACGTCTTGATAAACTCGATGATGATATAGAAACTCTTGCTGCTCTTAAAGAATTACCTTCTGAAATGTATACTTATATGCAAGATGAAGTTAATAATGAGATAGCTAATTTACTATGCAAAGGTAATAATTATTCTTTTGGTAGTTCCGTAGGTTACGTTTATGTTTACTATAAAAAGACAATGCCAGGAGATGTATGTAGTGTTGTCGATTGGGGTGCTACAAAAGACTTAAAAAAGAAATTATTAGAACAAGGTATTAATATACGAACTGCTGATAATCCAAATGGTATTCCTTATTTCATATATTATGATTATGACTGGTGTATAAAAGCTGTATATCATAAAGTCAAAGGTCGAATACCGCAAAGCGTTTATTACAAATTCAAATTTGGTCACACAAGTAGTGCTTATGAAAATGGTGAAAAAACTATTGACAGAACACCTTTTGCAATGAAAGGTAAAACTGTCGATGAAATTGCAACAAATCGAAGACTTAATTGTTTCAATAAAATTCTTGCAATTTGTTTTAATCATCCTGACGAAGCTATTAAACTATATCGAAATAATCTTCCTAAACAAAATAATGCTTTATGATTGATAATAATATATTCATTAGTAGTGCTACATTAATTCCAGATATGTATAACGATTATAATATACAAAGTGATGACTTTGTAAGTCGTTTTCCTATTTGGGTTGCAAATGCTTTGGAAGAACTTAAATTCATTCAAGCTTATGTTAATGTAAAAAAAGATATTGAATTTGATGACCATCGTTGTCAATTACCGTGGGATTTTCGTGGTGTAATTGATGTCATTATAAATAACAAAAAAGCTGTTCTTAAAAATTCAGCTGAATTTAACAAAGATACTATTACTGAAAAAGTAACAACTGTTCCAACATATACTCTTTATCCCGGTATTCCAAATGCAGATATAACAAGTCCCGGTGATAAAAATGATAGTTTTAATCATGCTCCTGTTAATAAAGAGCAACCTTATTATTACATTAGTAATAACTGGATTCATACTAACGTTGATTATGGAACTATTCATTTAAGATATAGAGCTTTACCTGTTGTTTATGACAGTATTATAAATATGGATGTTCCTCTTATTTATAATAATGGCCCTCTTAAAAAATATCTTAAACTTTATGTTCTTAAACAAATATTATTAAGAGGTTATAAACATCCGGTTGTAAGTCTTACAGCAAATAATCCTTATACAAATCCTGCGATAGAACTCGATAGAATGAGAATACAAGTTCGAGTTTCTTGTAACAAATTTAGTAATGACCGTCGAGAGAATATTGCTACTATTCTTCGTACATTAGAATAATAGAAATTATGAAAGTTTTAGGTCTTGATTTAGATAATTCACCTCATATTGCACAAGATAAATCTTTACGATATGCTAAAAATATAACTATTGATAATAAAGGTCAAAGTTATTTTAATGAAAGAGGATTTGATTTCATAGGTGAATTAGATGATATTCTTGAAAATCATCCGACAAATCGGCATATCATTCCTTATATTTATAGTGATGCCGATAATCACAAATATAATATTATAGGTACAATTCCAACTAATGTTGGTGTTGTACTTTTTTGCGTTGTAGAACATTGGAATAATGCAGATAAATCTGATTTACAAACTAATGACGCTATTATATATCTTAATCTTGATGATAATAATCCAACTGTAAAACGTTGTCTGTATAGTACATCTGGTGCATTTAGATTTAGTATTGATAAACCGATTCATGGAGATTATATATATAATTATAAAGAAAATTTAATTGTTACATTTACTGAGGGAACTGATGAATCAGCAAATGAAACAAGAATTATTAATATGACTGACCCGTTTTATGATGGTAACAATGGAGATGATACTGCTATAGGATATAATATTACTATTGATGAAGTTGATTCATTTAATCTTATTCCAAATGTTACTTATCCTGAACTTCAATTAGAAGTTAAAGACGGTGGTAATCTTAAAACTGGTGCTTATCAAATAGCAATTAAATATCGTCTTGATGATGGTACTTATACTAACTATTCTCCTTTGAGTACATCACTTATTGTTTGTGGTAATTACGAAGAAGATTATGCATTAGGTATCGAAATCAATAAAAATATTACTATTAGTTTTAGAAATAGTGGTATTAAATATAAACATTGTAGATTTGCTATTGTTTATATTACTGACGAAGCTCAATTATCATATGAAACTGATGATATTTCAATCAATGGTGTAAGTACTACTCATATTGTAAGTGATGTTTCATATTTATCTACTATAAGTCTTGATGATATTTTTATTAAAAATATATCATATATTCGAGATAATACTCTTATTAATTTCAATAATAGACTTATTCGAGGTAATGTAAAGACTCTTGATTATAGTAAACTTGATAGTGAACTTAAAGAATTTACAGAGAACAATCTTGATGTTCAATTAAGTTGGAATCCAAGTTCTTCTTATATTAATAGTACTCGACGTTATTTCAAAAGTGGTGAAGTTTATGTTCTTTATGCTGGATATTATGATTATAAAGGTGACCTTGTAAATATACATCATATTCCTTGGAAAGCTAATAATTATGATATTGAAGCTTATCCCGTAGGTTCTACCAATCGAAATGCTCATAAAATTCCTTATAAATCTGAAAGTATTAGTAAGATTATAAGTCCGAGTTGGAAAAGTTTGCCTGATATTGGTGATGCTGAACAAGTAGATGAAATTGCTAAAACTGGTGTTGGTAGTGAAAAACCTACAATAGCTCGCAATCGTTATTTCACTTTATATGGAGTTTCAACTGGACACGCAACTGTTAAAGCGAAAGGTCGTTCTTTAACGAAAGGTAAACTTAAATTACCAAGTCTTCCATTACCTTATACAACTGAAGATTCTGAAGGTGGAGTTAATCCTTCTGATTATCAAGTTGTAGTATTGGAGATAACAAGTGAGAGTACTGACAGTCAATTAATCGGTGTTGAATGTAGTCCTACATTTGCTGGAGATAGTTTAATACCTGCTGGTATAAATTTAACTACAAAAGTTTATGATGCTACATCAGTAGTTAAACAGATTGATTCAGAAGAATCTGAAGTTGAAACTGGATACTATGAAATTTCTGAATCTAATCTTTTAGCATCAGATAGTAAATCTGTATTTATTGGTAATACTATTAATACAAAAACTAATTTCGTAATTAATCTTGATGCAAAAGAAACTAAATATATTTTAATTGAAGCTCGATTAAGTGACAAAGTTGATGGTTCAACTGCTCCGACATTTAATTGGTTAACTCAATTATATTCTACTTCTTCTGAATGGAATCCCACTTACACATTAAGTCCTAATATCAATATTAAAGCTAATCTTGCTGGTAAAACAGACTTAATGAATAAATATATTAGTTCGATAGTTTATTTCTTTGTTGAACATAATATTAATAACTCTCGAATTGTTACACAAGGTTTCGCAATGCGAGATACTGAAACTAACAATTTCGGTAAGAATCAAACATACAAAAATCCTTTTGGTGGAGATAATGCAAGATTTTATACATTTGAATATCTCTATAATAAGATAAATAGTATTCGAGGTAAACTTAAACCTCTATACTTTGAAACTGATGTTCTTAAATTTGTTAAAAATGAAGAACTTGATGATGATATAAAAGTATTTCCAGCTAAATGGAAAGGTGAAGATTTTGATGGATTTAATGATAATCCTAATGAATCTGGAACTCGGTTTTTAGATGCTGACATTAATAGTCTTACAATTGATACTTCTCGTGCAACTAAAGATGTTTCACTTGAATATATCAATGCTAATATTAGTTCTCAAAACAATATCGCTGGCGATAGTTATTATCGTATTGAAAAAGGTTTTGATGGATTTAATAAAGGTACAGATAATGAAGAATGGGCAAGAGGATATATTGCCGATTTAATTAATAATTCTGAAACACTTTATTCTGATGTTAATAATCAGAAACTTCAAATTGCATCTAATGTAATTAATATTAAAGGTTCTTCTGAAATAATAACTTCATTAGTTGGTGATACATTTATTGGATATATAACACTTCGAGCTACTGCTCCATCATCTGATTATCGTTATGGTGATGCTCAAGCAAAAGAATTAGATAGTAATGCTACTGTTTATCGTTGGATATTTACTGTTCCTCTTGAAAGTAAATTTAATATTCTTGCTCGATTTAGTGTTAATAACGTTGATAAGTCTTTCAAATATCACGATAAACGTGGTAATGAATTACGCGAATTTTATCAATTGAGTTATCAAGTTGATAATTTCATAAATAGTAGTGTTGGTAAAGGTTATTCTCCTGTTTACAATGAGAATGGAATTGAAACATTTACTTATTTTGAAGAAATTCCCGGAACTCAAGACCATCCTTATCGTATAATTCGTAGTCAATTACAGAATGCTGAAAATGCTAATCTTAATTGGCGATTATTTAGAAGTGATGATTATAAAGATATGCCTTTTAATCGAGGTGAAATTATCGCATTAAAAACTGACAATAAAAATCTTTATATTCAACAAACATACGGTTTGCATTTATTGCAACTTCGTGATACACTTTCTAATACTGATGAAGGTACTTCGTATTTAGGTACAGCTGATATATTTAATATGGAACCTCAAGAGGTTACATATAGTCCCAGTGGTTATATAGGTTGTCAAAGTTATTTTGATACTCATGTTAATGTTATTGGTTATTTTGTTATTGATGCAGTTCATAGGCGTATCTTTAATATCAATGGAGATAAAGTAAGTAATATGACTGCGCTCAATGCTCTTAAGTGGTTTGACGGTAATCTTGTAAAAGATGTAGTTAATCCGTTTAAAAATAATGGTAGAATTTGGGCATTTAATGAAGATACTAATATCTTATATTTAGTCCAAAATGTTGATAATAAACAATTCACAATTAGTTTTAGTCCTATTGCTAATGCTTGGATTTCATTCCATGATTATAATCCCATCGTAGGTATTACCAATCGAAATGGATTATTCTGGTTTGATAAACATGGTATTTATGCAATATCTAAAAATAATTATGGTCGATTCTTAAAAGATGATAATGGTAATCAACTTATTAAAGAATCATATATTAAATTTATTCTTAATGATAATAATAGTTATAATAAGTTATTAAATAATATTGCTTGGAAAGACAGAGTTGATATTGTTAATAATCTGTTACCTACTATTAATGAATTTGAGAAAACTATTAATGCTATATTGGTTCATAATGATGACCAATGTACTGGTTATAAACTTGTTAAATTTAATGATATTTGGTATAATGGTACAACTGGTGTTAATAAAGTAAATCTTTGGAGATTTAATAATGTTAATGATATACACAAACAAATACCTTTTATGATTACTGATTTAGTTGTAGATGAATCTGCACTAAAACGTAAAGCTAAATGGTATGATATTAATAAATTCATTTGTCAATATATTTATTGTATAATGAAGTTTAATAATAGTGATAATAACAGACTTTGGGAACTTATTGATGTTAATCCTGAATGGATTCTTGATAATCGTAATAATCAAAGATAATTTGTAACAACTTGTGCGGCTCGGCCTTCGGCCTCGCTCCCCGGTGGGGCAGAAGGTTGCACGCCCACTTGTCGTGTTACTCAAACTTTTAATGGTATGTCTAATCATAAAGTTAATCCTGATAGTCTTCGTCAAGTTACTCGTTATATTAATGAGTATTCTCAACATATTTGGGATAACGAATTGACTGGTGATAAAGAATTTGTTCGTGTTAAAGAAAATAATAAACTTAAAACTGTTCGTTCACGTTCAAAAGATGGTAAATATTATTATCCTTATCCCTCGTATGAAGGTGGTGATGATACTATTGGCCCCGGTTTTAAGTTAAATGATACTTCTGATTTTACTAAATCTGTTAAAGCAAAAGGTAAAGCAACAAGAAAACAAATTGATGCTGAATTGAATCGTCGTATGGCGAAAGCCTACAATGATGTTCGTGATATTTATTCTGAGAAATATGGTATTGATGATTTCAATACTTTACCTCAGCCTATTGTTAATCTTATGTCTAATCTTGCATATCGAGTAGGTCGAACTGGTTTTAGACAATATAAGAAATTGTTAAAAGGTGCTAATGAACGTAATACAGATAGTATTATTAAAGAATATACTACTGGTAATAAAAGAAGAGATAAATCTGAATTAGAAATATTTAAAACTAATAGTTCTAATGATTATGATATGATTAGAAATAAATTATTTTCTAATTTTAATACTGATGATAATCCTGATAACTATGTTGAAGATATGAGTAAAACTAATCGTAAAAAATATAATTTCGGTGGTATTCGTTCTACACACGATGCTACTGCTGATTATTTAGGAATGGCTCGTGATTCTGGTAATAGATTTTTCGGCAATGATATAATTGATATGCTTTATCATGGTGGGACAAATGATGATACTGGAATCCCAGTTAAGAACTATGTAGATAAGTTGATTGCTAATGATAAACTTATCTATGCAAATATGCAGAACAAAATCAATAATGAAGTTTTAACTTCTCGTGGTATTACTGCTAAATTCGGTGGACTTGTTGGAACTCCTCGTAGGAAATTTTATTGGGGTGGAACAAGTATTAATGACCCCGGTAGTGTTCAATGGGGTACACGAGTTCAAACCAGTGATATTGACGAATCTAAATATAGTGCTGATGGCGAAGGTATCGTAGGTGGTAGCGCTTTAAGTGGAGCTGGAACTGGATTAGGAATTGGAGCTGCTGTTGGTGGAACCGCGGCGCTTGCTACTGGTGCAGCTGCTGGTTCTTGGCTTGGCCCTATCGGTGCTGGTATCGGCGCATTAATTGGTGGCATTGTTGGTCTGTTTACTGGACGTAAGAAAAAGCGTCAAGAAGAACGTCGTCGTCAAGAACTTTTAGCTGAACAAGCTGAAATGGAACGTCAGCAGACTTTGGGTAATATGCAAGATAAAGTTGAAAATGATGTTGCAACTATTCGACAAAGTAATCTTGGCAATTACTCCGAAGGTACAGGATTTTATGCTAAATTAGGTGGAATGGTTGGTCGTAGAAAGTTAAACACCGGCGGTCAAGTAGTTCCTAATTCATCTAATAGTATTGTTGCTTATGGTCAAACTCATGAACAATATAATCCTGCTACTGGTGAAACTGGAATCATATATGGTGATTCGGAAATTGAAGGCGGCGGTGCTAAAAATGGTCGAATGTATGCTGGTGAAGTTGTTCGTGAAACTCCTGAAGGTGGTCAAGTATTCAGTGATACGATTAAAGTTCCCGGAACAAATCATACTTTCGCTGATTATGCAAAGAAACTTACTGATATGAAAGGTAAAAAAGAAGCTCAAGTTATTCAACTTGCTGATGGAGTTACATTATCTTTATCTGCATTAGATAAAAGTAAAACTAACAAATTACAAACTGGAACAAATGTTCGTAATATTGAAAAGTTAGTTTACAGAATGAATAAAGCTCGTGGTGAATCTGAAGCTATTGATGCTAAAACAGAAGATTTATTTGAAGCTCAAGAACTTTATGCTACTGCTTTAGGACTTCGTAATGATGCTCCAGTTATGCGTTGCGGTGGAATGGTAAGAAAGAAAAGACCTTTTGGCGGATATGCTTCACCGTATAGTCTTACAGGAGTTTCAGCTCCTAAACTTACTACTTTACCGCCGATTCAAACTACTGCAAGTGCTGGTGGTGGTTCTACATTTAAGTTCGGATTTAATGAATTTGGACTTGGTATGAATCTTGCAAGTTCTCTGTTTGGAATTGTAGGTAATGCTCTTAATACTCGTGCTAATCGAAAGGCTATTGAATTTGAATCTACACTTCATGTTCCGAAAGGTAATAAAGTAGATGCTGTCCAATATAGTACAGATTATGATATTAGTGAGGAATTACAAGAACTTGGTACACAAGAACGTAGAGCTGCTCGATATATTACTGATAACACAAGTAATGTTCAAACTGCTCGAAATAGTGTAGCAAATCTTGCAATTAATGCTCAACTTGCTCGAAACAAACTGTATGGAGCTAAGAAAGATTATCAACGTCAAAGATATGATTTAAATAGGCAAGAACGAGTTAATGCTCGAAATGCTAATAGTCAAATTATGTATCAAGACGCTATTAATGAATATAACAAAGCTGTCGGCTTGAATCAACAGTTAATGGCAGTCAGAACGCAAGGATTACAAGGAATGTTACAAGGAGTTGAAGGTCTTGCCGGAGCAGTTAATAATTACACAAGTGCCCGCTTATACGAGAAATTATGGCCTCGTGGAGTAACTAATCACATGAGAAGTGGTTTTGCTTATGGTGGTCTTGCAAGACGTAAAAGAGCTTAATGTAGTGCGTGATATATCGGATTATTCTTTTATAGGATAGTCCGATATTCACGATTTTTTGTATATTTGTAATGATACAAATAGTGGTACAAACACACGCGACAAATGGGCGTGCAACCCCCTGCCCCACCGGGGAGCGGAGCCGCTGTGCGGAGCACAGCAGGCGGAGCCATACGAGTTACAACTAATTTACAAACTAATCATTATAAAATTATGGCAGAAATTGCAATAGGTCGATACGATACTAATACATTAAAAACTCCGCAATTACAAGATTATGGAAGTGTATATGCTGCTGTTGGAAATGCTTTGAATCAAAAGTATTACCAAAATCGTGAAGCATATATTAACAGAATTGCTAATCCTTTAAGTCAAATTAAGGCAACTTCTCGTGGACAAAAAGTTCTTGATTCTGAAAGAGCTAAGATTGTTGAAGGTGCTAATGAATTTAAGGAACAAGATAATTGGTTTGCAGCAGATGATTATATTTATAAGCAAACTGAGAATATTCTAACTAACGAAGGTCTTAAAGCTGTTCAAGCTGATTATGCTTTGGAACAGCAGTATATGGAAGATTTGAAAAAGAGTGATTGGGATACTCAAAATCAAAATGCTTTCTTGCTTCGTAGTCGTTTACAATCTTCTGATATTATTTATGATGCAGAAACTAATACTGTTGTAAGCGGTGGTTTTAATGGAGTTCAAATCGGTAAAAAGTTCGATGTAAATAAATATCAAAAAGACGTATTTGATATTCTTTCAAAAGCTAAAGCTGATAAGGTATCATTTGAAAATCTTGTTACTAATCCTGATATGATACGTCAGTACGGATTAGATGTTGCAACAGGTTTTGATGGTGAGAAGTTAGCAAGTCACTTTGTTAAAACTGGTAGTGAAAGAGAAGGTATTACAGAACAAGAGATTATGAGTTATGCTATGTCATTACTCAAATCTAATCCTGATTATACTAATTATCTTACTACTATTTGGCAGAATCAAGATGCTCTTACTCGATTTGTAAAAGATGATAGTTCTGCTGGTGGACATTTAAGAGATTATGAATTGGAAGATTATGCTCCTTTATTCGCTGGTAATCCTACAATGTTTGCTCTTAATGGTTTAGGTATTAATATAAATGAACTTGGTGCTCCTACAAAAGACGGTAAGTTTACTGTTAATTCTAAATTACCTGCTGAAGTTAAAACTTTGTTAGATACTGTTAATAAGGAATATGGAGTTAATGTTCTCGATATATTACAGAATAAAGCTCAAGTTCCACCTGAACTTATTCAAGCTGGTTTACAGAATTATGTAGATAAAATGTTTGAAAGTTACGCTAAGGGTGTACTTGGTGCTACTGATGATATTGAGAATCTTGATAGAACAGCTTTTACACAAAGTGTTTTGTCTGGTCAATTTATTAACAATAATATTCAAAGTTTAGCTGGTGCTGCCGCAGGTTTATATTCTTATCAAGATATTAAGACTACTGTTGGTTTAATTGCTAATCCCGGTTATACAGCTTATGTTAAAGCTCGTGCAAAAGGTAAGCAACAAGAACTTGAAACTCTTCAACAATATGCTCCATATCTTGATACATTAGGTGGTTTTGAAGTTACTGGTAATAGTGTTGCAGAAAACATTAATCGTCGTAATGAAATTACTGACCAAATGACTAAACTTTCAAATTCTATGAATCAGATATTTACATCTGATGAACTTGGAATTTTAGGTCTTAATCCGGGAGATGGTAATATTGTTAAAACACTTAATATTTCTACTGCTGAAAGATTAGTTGATTCAGCAGGTCTTGACGAAGAAACAGCAGCTAATCTTAAAGGTAAACTCTTACAAGTTCAAACTGCTCAACGTAATTATAATAATCTTCAAGCTAAACTTCGTTCTGACGAAATTCAACTTAATTCTGTATTTGATACTTGGAATAAACATCGAGATAAGATTGAAGGTGGTATAGGTTGGTATCGAGTTAATAACGAAGAAGCTAAAATTATTCTTGATAACAGACTTGATAGTTATGATAAATATGTTGATTATATAAATCAAAATTATAAAGAACTTTATAATCCTGAAACATATAGTAGTACTTGGGTACGAAAAGATGGTGTAACAACTGGAGCTAAATATCTTGGTGATATGCTGACAAAAGAAGAGTTTGAATCTACTTTGTCTAATGCAGCAGATAATGTTTCAAATCGTTATCGTAAAGCTATTGCTGATGCACCTCTTGAATTTACAGCAACTCGTGAGATTATTGCTAATCCTTCAAGATTCCAACAAAATTACATGGCAGCTGTTATGGTAAATTGGAAAAAAGGTGCTGGTAATATTAGCGTTGTTCAAACTCCGTCTGGAGAAGGTATTGGTCTTACTGGAATGCAATTAGCTAAGTACATGAACTTTGATGCGTTCCCTACTTCGACAACTACTAATTCAAAAGGTATAAGTGTAACTCGTCAAAGTAATGCTACTAAAAATTCTAAACCTCTTTTGGGTAAAGAACTTGGTCTTGATTACGATATTTATAAGACTGAAGTTAGCCCGATTGCTAATGGAATTGCAGCTCGTGAAGGCCGTAATGAATATGCAATTACTCTTTTCGATGAAACTGGTGCTGCTCGTGGTAATATTATTTTCTCTGAACAAGTAGACCCGTCTACTATTGCTCGTCAAATTCTTGACAATTACCGTAACATTAAACCTTATGCTAAAATTGGTGGTGAAGGTTTACAACGTAGTGCTGGAATGATTGAATCTCAATACGCTTCGGGATTTATTGATTTCAATACTACTGGTGCTAATAATAGTCCTGCTGTTGCAAACATCGCAGACCTTCAAAGAACTGTTGATGATTTAGGTAAAGTTGAATATGATTTGAATATTCACGAACCTTTCTATAATAGTATTGACGGTAATAGTCGTAAAGTTGAGATTGGTAGAACAACACAAGGTTATTATATAAAAGATATTAGTGGATTAAAATATCCTGATGGTTCTGTTCATTATGGAGAATTTGGATATAATACAATTCCTAATAGTCTTTACACAATTAAAGGTATAACTCCTAATAATATTCAATATTATGAAACTGTAAATGAAGCATTAGCTCCTATTGCAGAATATGTTTTAACTCAATATGGAGTTGTTCTTGATATGCAAGAAGCTGCCGAAGCTATTCAAATGAATAAAATAAATAATGCTAATATAGGATATTAAACTATGCCAAATCTAACAGATATTAAAATTCCTATTACAGGTTCGCAAGCTCTTACTCCTTCTGAAACACCAGTTCAGGGAGTAGGAGCTACTCCTGTTTTACCCGGTAGTATGCCGGAACCTGAACTTTCTCGTGGTAGAAAACAATCTTCAATTCGACCTTTTAATATTTCTGAATATGAAAATATATTAGGTCGAGGTCAAGTTAATCCTAATCTTGATTTAAGTGTTCTTAATGAAAATAGAGCACAAAATCAAAGTGGTTGGTATTTAACTAAAAATGCTATTGGTCAATTAGGAATTACTACTCTCGGTGGTACTATTACTGGTATTGGTAGTATTCTTAATTTCTTTCCTACTACATATCGTGCTATTAGTCAAATATGGGATGATAATGCCAAATATAAATGGGACAAAGCTATCAACGAAGGTCTTGGTTCTGAATGGCAGAGAATAGGTAAAGATATTGAAAATTGGGGTCGTAAAGCAATGCCTATTTATCAAACAGAACAAGCTCAAAAAGGTGGTTTTGCTGGTGGTATGGGTGATGCTACTTGGTGGGCAAGTATGTTTCCTACCGTAGGTTCTGCAGCCGCATCTATGCTTCCTGTTATTGGACAAATGCGAGCTTTACAAGCTGTTGGTAAATTAGGAACAATGATTAACGGTGTTGGTCGTTTAGGTTCTACATTGAATAAAGCAGGTCGTGCATTACAAAATCCTTATACTCAACAGATAATTGGTACTTTATACGGAGCACATCTTGATAGTATGGAAGAAATTGTTCGTGGTTATGATGAACAATATCAATATGCTCTCGATTTAGGTTTCAATGAAGATGATGCTCGTAAGTTTGCATCTGTTTATGCTTCTGAAAGTTACAATGATGCTTGGGCTTATGGAATATTATTTAATGCTATTGAACTTAATAGTATGCTTCGTGGTATTAAAGAAGCTCCAGTTAATAGTATTTCTATTGAAAAAGGTTTAAAAAGTAATATAAAAGGTCTTGCACAAAAAGGTAAGACTTTTGTTTTAGATAGTGAAACATCTAAACTCAATCGCAAACTTATTCCGAGTATTGGACTTCATAAAACAAAAGATTTCTTTTCTGTTGCTTTATCTGAAGGTCTTGAAGAGATGCGAGTTGATATGGCACTTAATGAAGGTGTCGTTGCCGCAAAGAAAGAACTTGGGATTGAAGATGAAACTGCTGATTTAACTCCGTTAGCTCGTATGGGAAGACTTGTTGAACAAGCTTCTTCATGGGATAGTTTTATTTGGGGTGCTATTGGTGGTGGTGTAATGTCTGCTGGACGTAGTAGTGTTACACGAATACTTAATGGTAAAGCTCAACAAGAAGCTGAAAATAAACGAGCTACTAATATTATAAATGGTATTCAAGATACTGCCGCAGCTATTGCTGATTTTGACGGTGATATGAATATTAAAGTAACTGAAATTCCAGTTTTAGATGAAGCTGGTAATCAAGTTATGAACAATGATGGTACTCCGAAAGTTAATAGAACTATTACTGACCCTGCTTCAAGTTTACTTGTTGGTATTATGGGTAGAATCGGTTCTGTTAATGGATTCAATTATGCTGTTGAATATTTTGATGAATTAAGTAAATTATCAGATGCTCAACTTGAAGAAGTTTACGGTGCTAACAAACGACCTGTTGCAGATGCTCTTCGTAGAGAATTTACTATTATGCGAGATATTCATGCTCGCAATATGGGTTTAAGTTGGGGTAATCCTTTCGACAATGTTCTTAAAGTTCAGGCATCAACTGATGATTATTTACTTGACTATTATCGTCGTCAATTAGCTATTGTTGATACTGATATTCAAACTTTCGATATTGAAGCGTCTAATCTTCGTAAGCAACGAGATGAAGCCCTTAAAGCTATTGATAGTAAACTCCATAGCTTAAATGTAGAAAAGACTGTTCTTGAACAAGAACGTGAAGAACTGCAAAAAGTTATTGAAGATTATAAAACTCAGCTTGAAGATAAAACTCGTAATAAAGCGATTAGTACACTTAAAGGTAAACGTACTCGATTAGTAAATAAGATTAAAACTATTGAAGATATAATCAATGGTTTGCAATCTCAAATTGATGAATTAAATACTTATATTGCTAATCAAGGTGCTATCAGTACAAAACAACCTAATCGCAAAGCTCGAAAACCTTATCTTCTTGAGATTAAAAATAGTAAAAAATCTATTTTAAGTCTGCAACAACAAATTGCAAATGCTCGTCAGGCTATTGCAGAATTAGAAGTTGGTAAACTCCAATATGAGCAAGAACTTGCTATTCATAATGGAGAGATTGCTGATACTCGTAGGAAGATTGAATTATTTGAAAATGATTTAGCTGATTACGATACAAGACTTAATAGAATTAATAGTGATATTACAGAACAGAGTGAACGTGAAAATAACAATGTAGCTGAATATAATGAAGCTGCAAAACGTTTGCGTGAAACTCGCAATAACAATAATCAAACATATAAATCTCTTGAAGAGGCTCGAACTCAACTAAGTATGGCTGTAATGGCTCTCGAAGAAAATGTTAATAATCGAGATGAGATTATGGCTGAACGAAGTAAGTTACTTAAAGAAGTTTATGATAAACAAGAAGAGATTGAAAAAGCTAAAGATAAAGTAGAAGAAACTACTGAAACTACTAATCAAGAAGCAAGTAAAGAACCCGAAAATGTTACTACCGAGGTGCTGACAGACAGTAACGGGATTTCGTACTCTCTCGATGACAGCGAGGCCCCAAATACCGTCGATATTAAAAATAAGGTATATTCGGTAGGCTCAAAATTTAATGTCGCAGAATCGCCCAAAACCGTGCAAAGAATCGAGGTCGTAACCGACGACGAAACCGATTTTAGTGCTGTAATGGTTACTATAAAAGATGATGCGACTGGTAAGGAAGATACATATTCTGCAAAAGAACTTGCAGGTATGGATATTACTGAAATTCGAAGTGAAGTTCAAACTAAATTTGATGCTATTTATAAAACACTTTATAATATTCAAGATAAACTTTCAGCAGATGAATTTAAGAATCATTATTTAGATACTATTATAAATCTGTATAAAGAATTATCTGATTCTAATAGTGATATTTATAAAGCATTATTATCTCCTATTGATAATACTAAACTTAATACGTTACGAACTAATATTATTGGTAATTTTATTGGTTGGATAAATGAATATCAACCTACTGAAATTAGTAATGAGAATTTAGAAAAAGCTAATCGTGTAAAACAGTTATTATCAGATAGCAATATCCGTATTGCAAATAATCTTAAATCTAATCTTTTCAAAGATTGGATTTGGAATCTTTACGGTGGTGATATAGTTGGTTATAGTGAAGAGGAAAATGCTAAAATGCGTGAAGCTATTGCTGACTATATTGCTAACGTTGCTAATGTTCTTAACAATAATTATATTATAACTGATGGTAAATTAACTCTTAAGAATATTAATGTAGACCATAATGTAATTCGAGCACAAATTGAAGGTCTTACTCAAATTAAATTTGAAAATCTTAATAGTAATTTTGATACTGTTAGATATTCAAATTTCTATCATAAAATAACTCTATTCAAAAATAGTATTATTAATGAAGTAGCTAAAAGTACAACTGAATTTTACAAAACTAATATCGCATATATTAATAGTGTGATGAATAGATTTATTAGTAAAATTCGTGCTATTAGACAAGATGAAGATAGTCCGTTACATGATACTCTTGTAAATGATGATGGCTTTGGTAGTCAAACTTCTAAAATTATGGAATTTGCTACTGCCGTAAATAATTTAGCAAAAGAGTTTTTAGAATATGGTGCTGTTCCTAATCTTCCTGCTCGTACAAGACTTCATACATTAGCTCAATCAATTCAACCTTATTTGGTATCTGATGTTGATGCTTTGAATCTTACTGGTGTGGATGTTATTACTGCTGTTCGTCAAAGTAATGTTCTTGATTTATTAAGAAATGCTCGAATGGCTTATTCTATTCTTTCGAGATATTATAATTTTGAAAGTGGTACTGAATTAAACGATGATGTATCTATTCTTAATAGTCTTGATGTACTTGCTAACAGTGTTTCTGACTTTATAGATGATACTGAATCGAGAAATGAATTTAATACTAATGACTATCGTTATTACATTAGTGATTCAATGCGTAATGCTCTTGATGCTATTGAAAATACTATTGTAAAACTTGATGGTCGTCAGATATTTACTGATAATCACGTTTATACTTACGAAGATATTCTTGATTCTATATATCAGCAAACAGATGGTCGTAATGATGTTATCAAATATTATGAACCTATCTGGTATGCACTTAAATATTTTAAAAATGATATAAATGTTAATACAATATATCAACAAATGAGTAAGAATGGTGTTCCACAAGAACAACTTGATGCTCTTAAACGTTTGTTTGATATTATTAATAAACGAATTGCTAATCCTATTCAAACAACAGACGGTGCTTATCTTGATAGTAACTTAAATCTTCGTGGTAAGTTTTTAAGTGATTTCTTCAAAACTCATATTCAACGTGAATTTGAAACTAATGGTTTCAAAGGTTTACGTCGTCTTACACCTGAAGTTTATAAGATTATCACAAGTCCTGAATATTATAATCCTAAAACTCGTGTTATTAAAAACAACATTACAGTTAATGGTGTTAAATTCAAGGCTACTGAATTATTTGATGCTTTAAGAACTTTACACGAAGGTCAGGAATTTGAAGTTACTTATAAAGATGGTAATGTCGATGTCAATTTAGATGTAAATGGTAAGAAACTATTAATTGAACGAATTGGTTTAGGTGATAGTGAAACTTATCATGGAATCCAATTAGGTAGAATTGATGAAAGTGGAGTTAATCAATATGATTCTGCTTTTGGTAATTCTTATGGAACATCTAAATTTGTAGATACTATTATCAGAAAAGCTGGTGGAAGTGATACAATATTTAACTTAACAAAAGAGTTTTATAAAGTATATACTGAAGCCTTAACTCGTGAACAACAAAATTCTGATTCAGTTGTTTCAAAACTGAAATCAATTATTAAAGAATTAGATAAATATGGTAATACATCAAAAACTGAACATTCTGAAATAATCAATGCTTTTATTGGAGCTATCCAATATAATACCGAAGTCGAAGGTGTTAGTCCTGAAGCGTTTGATATTGAAGCTCTTGATTTAAATAAGGTTTATTATCTTATTAGTCCTATGTTTTATAACGTAAGACTTAAAAATCTTAATGATTATGTTCGTTATGGACTTAGAATCAAGAACGCTTATCAGAATCTAAATACTAAACTTGGAAATGACTTTATTCAAAGTCAAAAACTTGTTACTGAAATTAAAGAAAAAGGTTCTGCAATTTTAGTATTAAAAGGTATTAATAAATCTCCTATTACATTTGCCGATTCAAGTGGTTATCGAGCTAATGTAAATGAAGAGATGCAACGTACTGTTACAGTTAATGGTAAACCTGCTGTTAATATTATTCAACGTCAGCCTAATGCTGATGGTTTAATGTTAGTTTCATCACTTACTACTGATACTGCATTTAATAATCCTATTGTTGAAGATAAAATTACTTCATCAGATAGGCATTTCCAAATGTATGCTGAAATTCAAGCTAATGCTGGTGAAAATGGAAAAAGTTATGTTCCGTTACATCGTGGTAATTTAACAAGTGATGTTGCAGATACACCGTTTAATGTAGCTGCTATGGAATTTGTTACTCAAACTATGAGTGATATTATTTCAGATGCTACGTTTACATCTCTTCCGACTGATGCTAAATCTGGTCTGTATACTCTTGTAGATGATACTAATAAGACTCGAACTAAAGCTCACAATGCTAATATTCGTAGTCGATTAGCTCCTTTGTCAGAAGCTATCATTACAAGTTATAATCGTGGAGTTCCGGGAGCTGAATGGTTTAACATTAGTTCTCTTTACGAAAATACAGACCCTGCTACTGGAAAAACTCGTTATATTAAACATTTAGATTTCCAAACAGTTGTTCGTAAAAAGAATATACTTGGAAATGGAATAAGTTATATCAATAGAATTAGTATTGAATATACTAAATCTGGTGATAAATTTACTCCTGTTAAACTTCGATTAAGTCGTAGAGTAATTCCAGTTAATAGAACTACTTCAAAAGTTCGTATTGCTAAGAGTCCTTTTACAGCACGAGAACTTGCTCAATTAAATGGTATTATTGAAAAGAGTAAATCTAACAAAGGAACTTACGCTGTAATTGATTTGCAAGCAAGAGGTATTACTGGTAAAGATTTAACTGATTTACTTAATCATAATCTATTCCGTAAACTATATGGTAATATGCAACGTAGTGTTACTACTGCATTGCAAGGCGACCATTATACTTACGGTGTTAAAACAGATGATGGTTACACAGCAGTTAAAGGTCAATATAAATCTAAAATACTTGATTGGGCTAAACAACAAGGTATCGTTGATAAATCTGTTTCTTCAACATTTGATTCGATGCAAGATTTTATTCTTGACACCGGCGCTTTAACAACAAGTGTTATTGGAATTAGAGATACTAATGGTAATGTTGTTACCAATTATACTATTGATTCTATTCAACCTGCAATGTTCTTTGAACTTAAATCTGAAAGTTCTGATAATCCTATTCGAGAATCAGAAGATATGACGAAAGAATTTGCTGTTAAAGCAATTACAACATTAAGTTCAATGACAAGTGATACTGAAACAAACTGGTATCAAAAACTTGTTAATATTACAGATGATAAAGTAGCAGGTCTTAGAGTATTAGGTGTTATACCTGATTTTGTATCTGAAGATGTTGCTAACAGAATCGCTGAATTATATGATAGAATTTATACTGATGGTAAAACTAATTTCAGTATTAAGAAACTATCGAGTAAACAAGATTTCATAATTGCTCAATATGATAAAGGTACTGAAACTATCGTTATCAATAGTAATAAACTTACTAAACGTGATTTTACTGCTACTGATTTAGGTGTTAATATTACTCATGAATCTCTTCATAAGTATTTTGAACAACAAGCTAATTCTAAAGAATTATATGATAAACTTGCTACCTTAATTAGTGATATTAATGATACCGCATTTAAGGTTGACGCTAAAGAATTTAATGCTAAATATAAGAGCGATTTAACTGAACTTGAACTTGGTTATCTTCGTACATATCTTAAAATATTAAGTGAAACTCCTGCTGAAATAGTTACTTATGCTTTTACAAATAAACAGTTTGCTAATTTGGCAAATAGAATTATCGTAGAAGAAGCTCCAAAGATTAAAAAACGTAAAAGTCTTTGGGATAAAATTATTGATGCAATTCTCTCTGTTATTGGTATAGATACAGTTACTGATAATAGTTTACTTAGTAATGTACGAAATATAGTAATTAATAGTTTGGATAGTGTGAACAGCCGACGCGCAAAAAGTCCGACCAGTGGGCGTGCAACCTCCTCTCCCACCGGGGAGCGGAGCGCTGGGCGAAGCCCAG